TTTCTGTTAATAAATTTAGCCATTAGTAATTTCTACCTCCACCACCGCCGCCTGCTCCGCCGCCGCCACGATTACCACCGCCGCCTGCTCCGCCGCCGCCACCGCCGCCTGCTCCGCCGCCGCCACCGCCGCCTGCTCCGCCGCCGCCACGATTACCACCGCCGCCACCGCCGCCTACTCCGCCGACGCTTATGCCGCCACCAGCGCCTCCACCAGCGCCTCCGCCACGGTTACCACCGCCGCCACCGCCGCCTGCTCCGCCGCCGCCTATGCCGCCACCAGCGCCTCCACCAGCGCCTCCGCCACGGTTACCACCGCCAGCGCCTCCACCAGCGCCTCCGCCACGGTTACCACCGCCAGCGCCTCCACCAGCGCCTCCGCCGATGCCACCGCCAGCGCCTCCACCAGCGCCTTGGTTATTTCTATCCGTTGTCAAAGGTGGATTCTTTTCGGATCCTATTATTCCGGGTGTAGAACGTTGCTTGCTCGCCAAATTAGTAGGAGTTTCAGTCTGCAACGAAGAAGCGGGAGCGCTCCTTGCCACCGCCGCCGGGGAGGGTGGCCGCATTATCTGTGTGGAGGGAACAGGCTTCATACCCGGGATTTGGGGATTGACCAAATTAGACGGAACTATTTCAGAGATGGGGCCGGCCCTAGGATTCAAGGAGTCAGGAATGGTTAACGCAGTATCACCAAATTTCAATTCCACATCCATTTTAATTAACTCTACAAAAGAAAGATAATCATAGGGCCAATTATATTGAAGATATTCTTCTTCGGGTGTTTTCTTGGCTTTTAAAAATTCTTGATTAGAAGCTTGATCACCTTGTGGAACAACGTAATCATAATAATTTGCCTGAGATCTTTGTTTGACTTTAAAAACCATCCATCTCAAATTTTCGTTCTCTGAAAGGTTTTTCTCCGAAAGTATTTCACTATCAATAAGACGATGAGCCACACTATCGCTTTGCATGTAAACCTGTTTATAATTTCGTGGCGCTAAGTTTTGCCAAATATAAGATAAATCATCTTTATCGAATTTATATTCAAATTCAAAAATATACATTGCGGCCGGCTTAATGGCATCATTGTTCAAAAAATCAAACTGAGGGGGCATAATATAGTGTTTCATTTTTTGAATTTGTTCTCGAATAGAAATACCTGCCGAATCTAACGATTGACCAACTATGGTGGTTTTTAAATCTTCCTGTGCTGCTTCCCAGCGAGCCGTAGGGATCTCAATAAACTTTTTGCCCTCATAATATTTATGAGATTTTTCGGTTTCTCCTACAGGTGCCATTAAGTTAGGGGTCGTTATAATATAAGGAACGGCTACGACGGCCTCTTTAACTGTGAGGGAATCTTTAAGTTGGCCAAGCCTTTTACTAGACCGCTTTTTATCGAACCCAGCTAAATCAGATAAAGACTTCACATTTTTATGCAAGTCTGGGCCCTGAGAAATATCATAGTTATTATAAATACTTGGTTCTAGTGTGGCATTGTAATGGTATTTTAACCAGTATTTGTCAACATCATCAATCTCGAGAAAAATCCCTTTATTTGGATCTGGATCAATAATACCAAACTGGTGCCACATTCCTTGAGGAACAGAACTCGACCCATAAAGGGGCATCGATATATTTTTACCGCTTCCGCTTCTGATTAGAGGGCGTGTTCCTTTGTCATTAAAATTCATATGAGGGGTTTCAAATTTTGGTTTAATAACCCACCGTTGACCAACAGCTTCATTTCTTTTCGATGCATCGCCAGAGGCATCGGTTTCTGTAAATTGAACATCTTCGATGCCCAACAAATTAAGGGTCGCGTCCAATTGCATGGCGGATTGATTAATCATTAGTCCCGCATATGGAGAGGCTATGTAGAATGGTGATGGCTCTATTATCGTTCCCTCGGCCTGTCGAGATACTCCCGTTTGATTAAAAACAAATTCGGTTGTTCCCAAATAATTCATCCATGTGGGTCTCCATGCCTGGCCCTGCTCGGATGTTATCGTCTCTGGATTAACATAGCCAGGATCCACTCTCCAATATTTTGTTTCCACTTCAGCTAAAATAGTCTTCAAATCATATTCAATGCCATCTCTTGGTCTAAATATAAGATCGGCCCAGGCTTCTCCATCATAATATGGCGGAGTAAACGCCCAATTATAGCCTGTCAAACTATCCATAATAGGAACTGGTCTCAAATCAGGATACGCCGACTCCCCGGGCAACCCTTCTCCCAATGGAATATAATCATCACTATAGCCGGTGTAGGAGCTATAAGAGCTACTTATAAATATTTGCCCAGTATAACCAGCGGAAGATGATTTCCAGTCTACCATCGTGCGGTCAGAAATAGTGTTTCCGGCAAAACCAGTATAGGGATCGGGGGAGAAAGTTCCAGCTATTGGGGGCCCGAAGGCGTCGGTTCTGCTATATAAAGTGAAATTCTCCTCAAACGACGTATTGTAACCTCCGCTATCAACCGTTTTAATTCTAGGAAACTGAGGAACAGGAAACCAAGCATTACCTGATATATAACTAATAGAGGTTATAGTATTCGCTGCTGAACCAGAGTCATGAGAAGCTGTGATGGCGCGGGCTCCGTCAGCCATCCAAACAGAAGAACTTAACGAAGGAAGCTGAGTTCGAGAACTAGCATATTCATTACTATAATCTAGTGAACCACTATAAGATCTTTTCAGTTTAACTCTTGCCATATAAACTGAGCCACTTTTGAAAGATCTTTTTGTAGAAAATGTTGAAGATTTTAATTGAGTAAAATTATCGTTTTTTAGAAAGAATTCAGGTATGGCACCAAAAAAGTTTTGTGCCATTAGAGTATAAGTTTCGCTAGCTGGTGCGCCGGCGAAAGTATTAATATATTTGATCTCCATAGAGTCTTCGGCTTCCAAATTAGCAATTATGGTCTTCGTTAAATATTTTTCTGGTTTTATTATTGATTCAAAGGGAAGCCTCTTGTCGAAAAAATCTTTTGAAATGCGATCTCTGATATTCGATTGAGAAAGTATAGCATTGAGACCCCGATCGGCATAAGATGCTCCAGACAGATACCAAGGATTAACCGATGCGGAAGTGGTAGGATTAAACGCATCGGCGCCCAAACCCATATTACAAAATACCGCAAAGTTAGTAAAAGTCTTTTGTGTTGTTTGTGTATATGTCTCTGTCAAATATTCGTCATTAAACGGGGTTCCAAAAAATAATTTTCGCGTATCAGACACAATAGGATAATCAACAGCCATCCCTGCTTTAATAGAATTATATAAAATACCAGGAGAAAATAACGTTTGATTAAGTGGTTTAGTTGCTCCACCGTAATTTTCAAATACCTCTTCCCCTCCCGAACCTGTCATCGTGGATCCACTGAATGGGGCCCCCAGTCGATAATCCCAAGGACGTACGCGATAATTATTTACATAAGTTTCTTTAAATTGTTTTACCATTTGAACAGTTCGTTGCGCCGGATAAAAACCCTTATATGGATTAAAACGAATAGCAGCATTACAAACCAACCTAATTTCAGATGCATCTAAAAGAGTGTTAGATTTTATATTCAAAAATCCTTTTAAAAAATCCGAATTAGAATAATCTTTATAAAAAGAATCCTGACTACTGTTAATAGTAGTTTCTGGAAAAGCGAAAGTATCGGTTTTTGTTGGATTAGACAATCCGTATTTAATATAAGAACTAATGTTCTCACTAATTCTAAATTCAGGTACAATTGCATAATCTTTGGCCATTTTTTGCAATTCATATTTAAAATCGCCATATTCATCAAACCACGGATCACTTGGAGCAGAAATAAATTGCGCAGATCCCGAACTATTGTATTCAACAACTCCAGCTAAACTATCAGCTTCCCATTCAGCTTCACCAGCCAATATTTCATTATGAACCCAAGGCCATGCATAAGCCTGAGTGGCGGATCCGGTAACCGAAGCCTTTAATGGATCTAAAACCTTAAATTGTTGCTCCGTAGAGTTTGTAATTCGAGCCCATGAACCGCCAATGTTGTTCTGGTAAGTTTCGGGATTAGAAATACCATGCGGAGAAATTGTGGACAAAAGGCTTGATAATGTGGACTTTCTAGCATATAATGGAGCAGCTATGATAGCCTCTGCTCCCACTCTTGGAGGTACCCCGGTAGTTTCTACATCCTGGCCGGCTGTAAAAGGTTGAAATTGGCCCACAGTTGGAGTAATGCCACTATTATCAGAATACATAAGAAGGCCATTTCCAATCGCTCCAGACACGATGGACCAAAAATTTAGGGATGGTAGGTCGTTACTCGATGTAACACTACATGTAAGCATCTGGATCCTATTGTCGGGGTCACCACTGAAATATGCATATGGCTCCGCATGGCCCATCAAGGTTTCTCTTAAAGTATACGCTGTCTCTTCGGCATCGGCCCCAATTAAGATATCCACGTACTGATTAGTCATGGGCATTCCATAACTAACAACAAATGTATATGTGGAGAAGGTCGGCTGATACGGATCACTACTCGTTAAAGCCGTAGGCCTGTAGATAGTAAAAGACTCACCATGGCTCGGATTGCCATTTAGTTGAACGCTCCGATTCTGGGCGTACGCCGATGATGATCCAGCAGCAAACATGCTGGATGTAGCAGAGGAGCCAAATTCCCAAACAGAGGGATCTTCTGAAGGGAAGTAACTAGAATAGGTATTTTGTAATTCCCCCGCCGCTCCAGACTTTTTCATTATAGTTGGAGTTGTAGACTCAACGGCTGTATCAAACGCATAAGGGGGAGCAATTCTGCTCATAAAGTCATACGGCGCATCCAAAACCCAACAAGATTGTGATACTTGTGCATAGCCGAATGAGGTTGTTAACAACGCGCCAACGGCTTGTCTATCTGTTCTGCTCTCTCGCCAAAACTCATTATTGTATCCTATTTTCTCGCGAGAATAAGTCAGAAACTCATTTCTATCAGCAGGGAAAATACACTCTTTATATATGACCCAATTTAATCTATAGTCTGGCTTTCGCACTACTTGCATAAGTTGCTCAAAAGGAGTAACATAACTAAATTGATTAAAATTGAATCTATTATTTAGAGCGTTTGTGTTGAAATATTGCTTGTCTCCATAAGGAACCTCGAGAGTAATGTTGGTTAATTCTGGAGCATTATAATCCATATTAACTAAAACCGGTCGACCATCCATCGTAACAGGAGGATTATCATACCTCGTTATGGAATAATTTGGATTCTTTAAGGAGAGCTTGTTATCTTCTCTTTCTTTTCTAAGAATCTTATTGCTATTCATATGAAGAGCTTGCCAACCTGTATAGCCGTAGGCACCTCCGCGATTTAATATAAGAGAGTTAAGTGCAGTAGCGGCTCCATCATTAATCCAGGGAGAGGTATTTGCAAACCCCCAGCCGTATGGCCACAGGAGCCGGCCGGGATTGAGGAAGACATAATTGGTGGTGGTCGGTATTATACCGATGGTATTTGTTTCTTTAGAAACAGGATCAACAAAGATAGTATTCAACCCCACCAAGTCACATGGTGTAAAACTGTTAGGTGATATGCGAGAATCGCCCGCGCCGGGTATGCCGGCGACGGGTAAGATTATGCCGTAAATATCAATCACCCCAGAACCTAATTCACTCGCACTCACAAAATCATATGCCTCTATCAAACTCGAACCGGATGATACTAAGAAATTCTTAGGAGTGATTGCTGGTGTCCATTCTGGATTAGCGCTAACCAATGCTCCCGTAATCCAGGCATATTGTTTAGTTGAGCGTGGAATCTGATGTTGAACAAAGAAGTTGTCATACATCGTTCCAGAGATAATCATCGTATCTGGATCACCCAATGTGGTAGAACTTTGATATCTACTGAGACTATTGCGATGAACTTGGTGGAAACCGGGAAGTTGATTATATGAAGCTCCGGGGCCGTCGGTGGCATACGTGGTTCCAGTGACCCATAGTGAATCCCGACCAAATCGTGCCGTGTGGCGAGAAAGCTGAGACCTTAATCCATAATCTTTTCCATGAATATCGAAGACTCTAATTCCTGTGGTGGCACCGATAGTTCCGCTTGGGCCTTGAGAATGTCGCAACACTGAAAGGTTTTTGTAATCAATTACATTATAAGCCGAAAATTCTGCGGCTCTCCAATCTGTCATGTCTGCTTGAGTTGTGTCAATGCCCCCTGGCGCGCCGAATCGATTTGAAATAATAGATCGATTAGCAACTCCGGTCAAATAAGAAGTGGAATATTCGCCACTAAACGCATAATGAGCTTCTTGAGAAGCCGTCATCGGTGTTCTCAAAGCATCCAAAAACGTGCTAACTACCATCGAGCTAGTTGCTAGCCCCTGAAAAGTGCCTGTCGGAAGATCCGGCTGGTTTTCCATGAGATGGCTTGGGTTGGTAAACTTTCCAAATGTAGATATTATCTCATACGATTTTTCATAATTTCCTAGCGTAAAAGATCCGGATCTTTTAATGTTCTTTATATTAACTGGACTTTTAGCTACGAAATCTCGATATAGCCACGCCTTTTGGGCTCCAGTAGCTGGATAAGGTGGTGACGAAGAAGTATTGGCATCCGGCCACGGGTAATCCGGGCCCGCCATACCAATCGCGCCGTCTTTAACGTTGTTGCATGATTTTAATAACAGTAACCATGCTTCAGGTCGCGTCTGCCAAGAATCAAGCCCATATAGATCATAAAGAGGAGGAATTACCGTTGTAGAAGTATAGTTGCCTGAAATCACACAACCGTCAAGTCCCAAACTGCATGGACCAACAAACGAAGTTCGACCACCGGGAACCCCACTAAAACCGTTGGCAGTCTGATCGACAACCGAATTAGTTCCGAGTGCGTAAGTGCGACTAGCTATGTTGTTGGCATCATTCGCGTCATCACCCATTCGATACCAAGCATACAAATTAGCTACACTGGATTCTGCCACTGAGTGCTCAAATAGATTAGAAGCGCTGCCATCATTATAAAGATCCGCTATTTGGTCAGCACTCATGCTAACTTGCCACAACGACACCTCATCCATATTTCCATCTAGATCCCGTACGTTGGAGGGTATACCCCAACAGCCGCCTATAAATGATAATAAATTTTGTGCGGGATAGTCTGTATTAATTTGGCGAATACCCAATGTTGAACCAACGCCAGTGGGAATGGTTCCGTCAGTCGGTGTAACGGGGCTAGCCTGTTGAACACCATCAATAAAAAATGCGGGATAGCTCGAACCCGTTTGGTAAGCATCATAAGTTAAAGCAATATGATGCCAGCCAGTTTGACTAAAATCAAATGCATCAGTGCAGCGCCACCGACAATCAGTATATGTGCTCGATCCGTCATACCACGGAATAGAAAAATCCAGGTATCCTGACGAAAACCCCTCCACTCTTAATCTACATGTGGATCCGGGGGAGATGGGCTCGTTAATACCTGTTGAAAGCAGCCAATTTCTAGATGCTCCACAATCACTACTTTGAGAAAACCACATACTCCAAGTGAAAGTATCCAAAGCAAACTTCTCGGCGGTTGCTGCGCCCTCAACATTCCAAAACGCCTGCGCACTTCCTCCAATCAAAACTCCATTCCCGTTTCCGGTGAGCTTTGCATTAAGAACCTCTGCCTTCTCTATTAATGTAGATTTGGTATTTTCTACACCTCCGGTCACAACCGACATGGTTCCGCGCGGTGTGCCGGCTTTGTTAATTGGCACGTGTCTAGACTGCTGCCCTCCCACATTATAAGACGTAAAGGGCCCTTGAAGGGGTTTTTCCATATCTGGCCCATATACATCGTTGTGTAGATTAACAATGTTTATTTCACTACTTACGCCGTCTTGTACCGCTTTTTGATATCCCGTTGCCAACGTAGAGCTTACCATATTAAAAGGAAAAGCCATGGTAGATTTGACATTTTTGTATCCAACGCCATCTTCCCAATCGCGCCCATGTTGAACTTTTACAACTCTCTTTGTTTTTTCCGAAGGATCTTTCTTTGGATCATTGTCGACCGGCAATTGTTGAAAATCAGAGTCTAAAGACAAAAGAACATTCTGTGGCACAAAAACGTTGTTTTCTGTTGTTATTGGGCCGGCTGGTCTTAATGCAGTATAAGTAAAGTCAATATTTTTGGTAGGAGCAAAATTCACTCCCCCTTTTATGTTTTTTACTTTTGTGGGAGAAGTCGTAATAGGGCTGGCCACTTTAAGCACATACGGTTTAGAAAACGCTCTCGCAAAATAAGGATTATGATCATAACGAGTTCCCTCGGTATTAGAAACAACAATCGGATTTTGGCTTAAAGTGGGATTTGAGGTTATAACTTTTCGATATATTTCTCGTTGAGCATCAATAGTCGAATCACCGGATGTAATTTCCGGCGCAGTTCTGAGTGCTCTTTTTTTCCAAAACGGAAGATGTTTTGTGGTATTACGGGGCGATGTGGGGATAGTAGAGCCACCTAAAAATCCCGGGTATGCCATAGCCGAAGCACCTTCCATAAAGCCGGCAGGGTCAAATTGCTTGCTTTCTAGAGTAGGAAACTTGGTCTGATACTTATTGCGTTCTAAGACGTGGCTTTCCACTATGTTCATCACATCTGGAACAAAATCTGCCGAAGCTGGAATGAGTTGAGCTAAAATAGAGGATATAGCATCATCAAACCACTTATAATAAGTTATAAATTTCTCAACATCACTTACACTTGTTACGCGTTGAAAAAAGATTTCTCTTAATTTTTCAAGATCTTTGTAACGCCCTCGATATCGATTAACCGGTGATCCGATAAGATTGTTGAAATCCACAACCCCCGCAAAAAACGTTAACATTTCTTCAGAAATAGCCTGATACATGCTCTTCTCGATCGTGAACACGTAGTTGGGTATTGTCTCTACTATTCTAAATAACGTATCATCTTCGGAGAGAATTTGAATCATATCCGAAGAAATTGTCTCTTCTGGATCAATAAATTTAAAAGAATTTTCAAGATGCTTGCTAATCACCCCGGTGCTAGAAGCCGCAAAGCCATATCCATAACCAGTATGACGATATTTAGTAATGCCTCCCAGCCACCCTAGCGACTGTCTTAAGTCGGCAGATCCAGAACTATAATCCTCAACAGTGAAATTTCCACCTGCATTGGAAGAAGATACATTCTCAAAATTCCAATCCAACGCTAGCGTATCAATATTCAATAAATCATAATTTTTGTAAGAACCCGAATTAAGACCCGATATATTTTGATAAGTTTTGGAAACTCCCAAATTATCGACATCCTTAACGTGTTGTGATAAGTCAGCATTATCAATATATTTTGCCCAATACTTAATATCGGAAAGAAACATATCCGATTTCTGAACTATAGCGCCCGTAATATTGGTTCTCTGTGCGCCGGCATATACACGCTTTGGTGATTGCAAAAAGTTGTTTGCTACGGTACTATCAACCGATGCTGTGATTTCAAAACTGTTATTAATCACCCCAATATTTTCATTTATACCTCGGAAAACCAAAGTATAAGAGTTGGTTTGGGATCCACTTACAAATCCACTTATGTGGGGAGATTCAGGCTTTAATCGAACCGAAAGATTCCAACGATTATCCTCGTATACATCCAAAAAGGTGCTACTGGTGACCTCTCCCACGATGGGATAAGGATTAGATGAAGTTAAAACAAATCGAACGTTTTTCGACCAAGCCTCATCCCGAACTGCAAATACTTGAAAATTGGCATAATCATTAGAACCAGTAATCAGAGTGGTGTCTACTCCGGATAAGTTATCCTCACTACCAGTTATTACAGTGTGCAATCCAAAAATAGATGCCGATAAAAACCCTCTATCCAATTGTGGGTGTTTTCTCGAAAATTTAGGAAAAATAACTTCAGCTTCTGCTGAAAAACCATACCTTCCCTCTCGAGAAGTAATTAAGTCTCCGTCGCTCTCATTTCCATAAGTTCCAGAAATATATCCACGACTATTGAGGTTGCTGACGTGAGGAAGTTGTTGTGCTTGATAGATAACTGATTCTATATTATTAGAAGAATTAAAATTAATACGTGTATTTTGTTTACTAATTTGGCGTAGATTATTTTTTAGTTCATATACATTGTTGCGCGAATAAGTTTTAAGTTTAATTAAAGAATCGTCAATATTGAAACATCTAAAAACATTTCGAAGAGCTTTTTCGGTTCCTTTAGATTTATAAATGTTGGTTAAATTATTATATATGTTTTGATAAATTAGATTTTTAGCGTCATTAACATCTCCCGCAAATAATTTATCTTTACTTCTATTCTCCAACTCTTCCTGAATTGTTGCATCAACAAACATATCGGGAATATACATCCCCAATGATTGTGGCTTATGAATTGAAAAAGGTGCCGGCTTTGCCGACGCGCTGGGATAATTAAGTTGCTTTAAAGAGGGAACATCGCCTATTAAATTATACAGTTTATCAAAATAAGATCCCATAATATGAGAAATAATTTTAACATTTTTATTGCCTTCATTTTCGTGTTCTTCCAAAATCCACGAGGGAACATAATTCATAAAAGCGGCGTTATTATTAAGATCGTAATGAGATCCTTTTTCATATAAACTATTAGAAGTAGAAACGTAACGAGGATTATTCGATCTAATGATTGGTTCCAAATACTCTTTAGTTGCCGCGCTGCTAGAAACAATCGCTGATCCGGTGTTACGTGATGTGGCGCTGTAGCCGGTCCATGCGCCGTTGCAAATTCGACCGCCATAATCTAAAACCACACTATCGGTGCCGGCATCTCCAGTTATCCCTTCGTTGAATTTATAATAAATTCCTAGGGTTGTATTCGAAACATCGGAGTTCGCGCCACCGCCAACGTTATCAAAATAATTTTCTGCAAGTTGTTGTTGGTCTCTTTCCACTTTCCAAAATCTAAATTCATCAATGGATCCAGATAATTTTCCCGAACCCGCCGCAGGGGTCATCCCCCCCAACAATGCGCCAAGTCGACCTTGCATATTTTTAGAATTCAATTCCGAAACAGTAGTTCCAGTATGCACATTAATATCTTCCAACTCTCCATTAATATAAAACTTAACAACAAAATTGCTACCGCTATTAATAAAACTTAAAGCATAATGTTTCCAATCTGTAAGGGGGCCCAACTGATCCGAGGATCCGATAGTTTGATCTGCAACTCCGCCCCCGCTTCCAGAGGCGATAGTGTATCTAAATGGAGCATTTTCATAATTCAAATACAGAGTAATGCGCCCATATGCAGCATCACCGGATGACTCATTGTTCCACATATCAAAAATAACTTGCTTTTCTGTAAGAGTGGAATCGAGAGATCCTGTTTTAAGCCAAAACTCCGTAGTAACACCATCATCAAAATTAGATCTTAAATTTGAAACCCGGGTACCTTTTCCGTAGTCGTCAGGAAGACCTTCGGTTTGGTATATATTAGTATCGTATATATTGCCATATTTAAATGCATCAGAATTGGGATTAGGGCTCTGGCTAGCCAAACTGGAGCCAACCGATCCGCTCCCTGGTCCACCATTAAAGGTAATATACTCTAGAGATGAAGGTAATCCATATCCTTGAGTTATCGATCCATTTAAGGATCCCCACTCATCAGAAGAGAAGATCACATAACCGGTTGTGCGAGGATACAAACTATCAAAAACATATTTTTCAACCTCCAATAGTTCGTTATAAAATCCATTCTTTTCCGCATCCGATCCATCATAGGGATAATAATTAATAATTTTACTTAATGCGCCAGAATAATATAATTCTGCCGACGCAAAGCGCGCAAATTGAATGGGATCGTTATAATCAATGGAGGGGATATAAGTTTGCTGTTTTGCGTCTAGCTGTTGAGCATTCTCCATTGATTCCACAGAACCAAAAGCTTCTTTTTGATCTTTGTAGTCGCTATAAATTAAACTTTGATGAGATGATTTAAATAAATCCTTAATGCCCATACTAAAACTCTTCTACCTTAAATTTAAAGACGGCACCTTGCTCTTGCCATGATTGTGCGATGTCGTCATATAAAGAAAACCTAAACCCATAAGAATAGCCGGCTTCCAATAGACCCATATCAAAATCAAAATAATTACCAGACACATCATAAGATAATCCTGTATGATAATCCGATCCTGTGCCATGGGGCACCGCTGGATAACCATCCACAATACGATAAACACGATAAGATGCACTAATCATCGGAACCACATCTGGAGTGGCGTTTGCCACCGTGTAGATATTAGGTTCCCAATCTTTATTTCGCGAATATAGAGTTAACCTTACTGTATCCTCAATTGAATATGAATCTTTCAAATTACTAATATTAATATAATACTGAAGTGGTGCGGCGGTTGTTCCTGTATCGTATTTAAGCGGCTCAAATGAGCCAGTAAAGTATTCTACTCCACCACTATGCCATACATCATACATTGTCGAAAGCGCTGGTGACGAGGCAGTAATCCCTACCGAGCATGAATAGATTCCCGTAGATGTCCACCCGCCAGTAAGATTATATTTTCCATCATATAATATAAGTTTTGAGCCAGAAGGCACCGAATCGTCGGATGAGCCCGAATATAAGCTCACTAAAATCGGATTCGTGCCAACTGACGGTATGTCTACGAGTCTTCCCCGAATAATATTATAAAAATATAAAGTGTTTAAATTATCGGCAGCGGGGGCCCGGGCGCTACTCAAATAAAAATTCGTTCGATCGTCTCGAATGCTGTCATCCCAACGCGCCTCTATCACCGGTCTTTTGAAGAAAAACTGTGTTCCTCGCGCAAAAAACCGTTTAGTATAATAAGAGGTGGTTGCGCCGGTCGCATTAACAATAACACTGGAATCTTCGGCTGCATATTCCACCGAAGCACTTGCCTCGTATGCTCCCGACAATTTCACAAGCATCCCATAATTATCGGCAGTTCCCGCAATCCATTTCTCTACCAGGGGGGTGATGTTCATCTCGAGATTCTCTAAACCGTCAGAGAATAGTTGCTCAAAATACTCATCCTCGGCAAGCGAATATGTTCCTCCAACATCCGTCCACATGGAGTCTTTCTTACGTTGAATCCAATCTGATCCCATGTTTCCTTTTACAAGATCCTTATATCCTTCTAAATCTAATCCAATCCCTTCTTCCCAATCTTCCGTAATTCTATGAGCGCCCAATTTAAATTCTCTCGGAACGGTTTTTGAAGTTTTTGCATTAAACATGCGTAAATAAAAACTTACTTTACCACTAGCTGGTATTTTTCCGGAGGTGCGATCCGTCGTAATAGTTCCAATTGGAAATTTAACTAAATACCGCGACAGTTCTTGAGATGCCGTTGTGCTTGGGGTTGCAGGCGTTTGTCTTCCATAGATGGAAAAAACTTCTACAATATCTGCCAAACCGGCGTTTGCGCCGGATCCACGCGTTTTCAAATTTTGTTGATAAGCACTCACAATAGTGTTATCTGCTGAAGCAGTGTATCTAAACAACATTATCTAATTTTTCCTTTAATATCAACTGACGAGTATTTTATTTCAAATATAGCATTAGCGGGGCATGCCAAATAGGTTCCATCCGGAGATAGATTTTTATTAATATCAAATGACACCGAAGAATATTGACCTCCGGCTTTATTGACAATTTTTACCTTTACCACATCTAAAATACCCGTTATTCCTTTCAATTCGGAGTATATATCAGTAATATAGAGAGCTTCTCCAATAAATGATTTGGTAGAAAATTTTTCTCCCAATGTGGAAATAGCCTTAGATAAAACCGTATTTTTATTTTCTCCTATAGAAGGGCGAATGACAAACTCAATGCCCAAATTAATAATAAAAGGATCCAAGATATCGATAGTGTCATTGACCATTCTATATTGATTAAGCCATGTTTTCAAGTTTTCCTTAATTGTGTTATTAGATGCTACCAAATTTCCAAAAGAATCCTCTGATATCACATACATATTTAAATTTCTCTTTAAAGAATCCTGATCTTTCTGGGTGCTTACCCTCTTTACCGAACCAAATTTTGAAGGCATCCTGTATGACACACTATCATAATCTGATTGGGTTACAGCGCGATTCTGAGTGGGGAAAGTATCATAAATGCGACGTTTTACTTCACTAGTTGTAGGATTAGACACATCGCCCACAATCGGAGATTCATTGGCGACCTCCAAGGAAGAGTAAATATCCCCAACAGTGTTGCTATTCAAAGATGCTAAATCTGTAAAATTAAGCTGCGTAGATCCCACTTGATTTAGCGCGCCCACAGCAACATTAGAATTTGAAGGGTTGGTCGTGCGATACACAATGGTGAGTGTAGTGTTGGTTGGGCAGATTCCCATGCTCTTATTTTTATAAAGCTTGGTGGGATCAAAAGTGTTATCCGATACATATGTTTTTCCAAACACGTCAAACGCCACTTCTTGGGGGATGGCAACGATATCTGTATCATTCAAATCTCCACTGCCAAATTGTAGATAGACTGATCCGTTTCGCCTCTCCACTACAAATTTCCGCGACACCAACAAGGGCTTCAGAATAGAAGGAACGTTATCGTTTTTATAATTATTGTTGACAAGTTCTTTGAAAACCATATCCTGTGAAAGATAATCTACTTCATAATATTCATTGCCCTCAGAATCAAAAACGGATATAATTTCCGAAATATTCGAATCCGCCAGAACCACACTACGATATCTTTCAAAATCGCCTATTGTTATCTGCTCCTGAGAGAGTCTGCCAGAAACTACATTTCCGTAAGCCTTAACGGCAAAATGAGTAGGAGCGCCGGTGTTACTTTGGCGAGCGACTACAATAGAGTTTTTGGAGTTTGCAAAGTCTACATTTTCGGTTAAAATAAAATTTAATCCATTTTGAGAAGAAAATTGTGATCCAGCAGATAGGATGGGAATATAAGACATATCAGGGCCTAGACCAACTGTTTCGGCAGGGATCAAGACATAAATAGCGACTGTTCCATAAGTTGAGGGTCTTCCGGTATCTTTGTAGCCCAACACGCGGCCATGGCGCAAAATATTAGATAATTGATATGAGGTATCCAAAAAGGCTTCATTAACATTATAATCCAAATAAAGAGATAATTGGTCTCCCACATATGCTACCGAATCCATCATCAACGAAGCAAAAGATGCTTCACTAAAGTCTTGAAATGTATCCGGATAAAATCTCTCTGCCAAACTAATCAGGTCTTTCCGAATACTTTCAAATTCTCGATTAGTATAATTAATGGGTATAAGTTTCTTCTGATTTTGATTGTCTGCCATAATAAATCCTCATTTTTAAATAGTAAATTGGATCAAATCTTCAATACCCAAATCGGGAATAGAATAATTGATATTTACACTCATACTGTTTCGATCAATATCAGAAAAATTAATCACAATCTCATTAATTGAAATTAAAGGCAAGTAAAGAGATACCTGATCCATAATGCGACTTTTTAATTTTCCATCCACACCGGTGTTATAATTTTCAAATAAGAATGTTTTAGCTCCCACTCCATACCTGGGATACATTACTCTTTCTCCTGGGTCGGTTAAAATAAGCATCTTTAAATTTTGCTTAACAGTTTCCATAAACGTTGTTAGCGTCGTAAACCCATCCGACGAATCATAAGTTATTGGTAATTTTACCCCAAATGACATAATATAAACCTCTCATTAATTATACCTATCTATTCTTTTTTCTCACATATTTGACCATTTGCGTTGGTTACATTTTTTCTCAACATCCTCTTTCTAAACCAAGGAAGCCTGCCACCACTGGCGGGCCTGAATGCTGCAGTTAGGTTATTTTTAATAATCTCTCCGGGTCGGAAATCATCATCACTTTTTGCAGGATCAAAATCTCTAGAAAGATAATAAATTTTAAAAATTTTCTTAATACGGCTTTTAGAATTTCTTAATAACACCTTATCCCACTCGTCCCACTTGGTCACAAACCACGCTAATTTGGTGGTGCGATCATCATAACTTGCCCAGCCAGCAACGGATTCAGAATAATCAGGAGTAAAGTCTAAATCCGCTGCATTGGGAAACGTTACTTTGGTTCCGGGTTTGTCGCCAAATTCCGGAATATTGGGAGGAAATAAGCTCGGTCGGTTCATTCCTTCTGCCACTGTTACTTCACCAATCGAAGATAAAAATGCCATATCATTATAGATAGCCAATGACGCTAACATTTTCGGAAGTGGAAAAATATAATTAACGCACATCTTATATACAGAATCATCTTTAAGTTGGTTTATCAAGCACAAAAGTAATTTACTATCCTGTTGAACAGGAGAATAATCTCCAAGCTTCACATCAAGCGCGTCAAGCTCAACATCTCTGAGCACCTGCTTCCCCGATATCATCGCAGAAAACCTCAACCCATGGCGAACTCCAAGTTCTCCCGCTATACCCACTACTTTTCCTCCCGCGCTTATCTCCTGAAGGCTGCCGGGGTAGACATCTGAAATATTCTTCGAAGAACTAAAAGCCGTAATATCAGCCGTCGCGAGAGAAGGATTCATAATCACGCCATCCACTTTGGTATACTTCTCTATCATAAATAATTTTGAAGTGGTGTTGCTTGTGGCATAATCCTGTATATCTCCGATAGGAACTCCTACTCTATTTGCCATTATTGTCAACGTATCGTGCGCGTCATCCGTGTGATAAGATCCAACCATGTAAAGATCTTCCCCATCGTCTGTGGTGTGAACGTGATAATATCCTACATATTCACTACCGTCAGGTAGAGTGAATTCTGCGCCCGCTGTGAAATGATCATCACCAGATGTGGGCAACCCAATTACGCGGTATTCATCGCTTCTATCGAGAGTCAAGTTTTCCGCACCTCCCACAAAATTCGTTAAAAAATATCCTTCCAAATCAGCGTGTTTCGGTTCCAAATTGGCATTCTTTAGATTACTTATAAATCTTTTTCCCATAAGGTTTAGTTCTGTAATTACCCATTCTTTCAAAACAATCTTGGCATCATCTTGTGTGGCGATAAGAGCTTCAATCTTATTTTCTTCCCGATAATTCTTTAAAGTTCTATATCGAGGAATTTCGCCGGCACGTTTCGCATTTTTTAATTCCTGTTTGAAAGAATAGATATATTTTTCTTGCATGTCGTTTATTCTCATCAAAGCCTGCAACACTGGCTGCGGGGGATCTATTTTTCCTTCGTCGACCAGTCTGGCATAAGTTTGCACACTTTGTTCCAAAAAAGTATACCAAAATTCACTATCCTTGAAGGGATTAAAAGCTTCAGATGCCGCGCCTTGTGCATCTTTAAAAGACTGTTCCATGTTTTCTACAATATATTGAGCAAATAGACTACTATAATTTTCAGGAAATTTAGGATAAAATGTTGTAAACGTTGCCATTGATTTTATCAAATGCACACTCGCGTATATACGACAAGCAGATTTTATGAGACCATGGATGCCGGCTTTAGACGCTCGTTCCAAAATACGATTATAGGGCAATTCAGTAACACAATCGGGATCCGATCGCAAACGATCGTCTTCTGCCATGTTAATATATTGTTCCGCAATATCTTTTTGAATTTCTTCAAAATTAATCAAATCTCCCCCATGCGGCTTGCATGGTGAGAAATCTGGAAAAATAATATCTATATAACTTAACCACCCTTCTTGCGGGATAGGCTTCACATACAGCGGAGGATTAACATATTTTCCACCGTAAGTGAGAGGGTTTAAATAAAAAATGCGCGCATCGTTTCCATTGTTATATTGATCTCGACTAATACCCATAAGAGCATCTTGGTTGGTTATCTTACGTCCATCAATTTCGGCTTCTGAGTATAGAGTTCCACCGGGCGAGTCGGTTTGATTATTGGCTACCACATAATCATACATCTCCGAAGTTAGATTGTCATATTTAGCTCCATAAAGAAATGCTGCTTCGTTATTGGCTATTTCGTTTTTCAAATTGTCATATACAGTGTCTGATACCAAATTGCAAAAGTTAGCTGCCGCAGTTATGCCTATTGAAGTAGTATTATTCTTGGCTACTAAATCTTGTAGTAAAAGGGCGGCAGGCGATGAGCCTACTTTTTCTCCAAAAGCTCGCGTAAACCTAGGATATTCTTCAAGCAAATTTCTAACCTCAGAGCCTTTAAGAATCCGATCGAATGTATCATCAATAGCCAAAAATTCATAGGCAGTTTCTACCGAAATAACCTCATCGTCACCGAACAAAGATTGTCTACGGGCTTTGCGATATTCTCTTTTTTCTTCAAAAGTCATCGACTCCATTAGTGAATCATCTGCTGGTAAAGACAGATTTTGTAATGTATCTATTTTTATTCGAGTAGCATCAACAGGATTCGACGGAGATCCTATATTAGAAACGATACCGCCAACTTTCTGCATTGCCCCCAAATACATATTAATATTAAATCCATATAAAAAACCAGTATCTTCCCATTCTCGTTGACCTTTGTTATTATCTCGAAACTTAAGACGAACATCGGGTGTCTTTTTCCTTCCCATGGTAATAAAAGTAATCTCTTTGTTTTGGCTATCAACTTCATAAACAACATTATACCCCAAATCAGTCAAACCAGTCAAATCAGGATCGGTTTTCCACAATGAGTTGATTCCTAATTCCCGATAGGTTCGTGGCGAGTGGGAAAATCCATCTTCCCACTCGTTGTTAAAATTCGCATTTATATTAATCCTTCTCAATTCTGCTTGTAGCCATTCAGCAATTTTATAAGGATAAGCACCATATTGAATCACAGTGGGAGGCGGATCAGCAAAAAGAAACAAATAACGATCTTCTTCCGGCGCATCGGCATCGCTGCTATCTGTAATAAAATCTACATACGGCAGTCGCATATTAGACTTTCTCTTGTGAGCAGTAAAGGGGTTTGCCATGGTATCCGACAATATCATATTAAGCATCCCCCAATTTTTTTCACCAGGGCCGTTTCCGAGCATATCTTTGAGAAATTCTACCTTTAATTGTTCGATGGAACTCCCCAAAACGAGAGATGTGGTTTTTTGATTTTCTTCCGACTCAAATGGAAAAAGACCATTGTTGCACCCGGGATCCGAAACTATGGGAGGCAAAGCTCCCTGTAATGGGCCGCCTTGTAGAACGTCGGCAATATCCTCTAAATCTCCGGCAAGTTCATTTTGAAAATCATCGCACATCTGCCGCGCTTGAGTTTGTGTTGCTCTTCCTTCTAACAATGATGCGCGCATAGAACAAAAATCATCTAATTGTTCTGAGGTGGCACACAAAGTAGGATTAGCCGGAAGGAAATCATCTTCAGGAAGACCATTCACAAAATCTTCCATGGCTGACCTCATATCTACCGGAAGTAAATTGCCAACATTGGAAAAGAGAGAAGAAACAGCATCTTTGTTTGGTAAACCTTGTCGAAACTCTTGATATTCGGTGTCTAATAGGTTGTCTATAATCGATGCTAATTCATCTGAAACGTTTCCTAAAACTGCTGAAGTGATTTCTTTTCTCGTTCCAGTGGAAGACACATCGTTCCAGAACTGCATTACGCGCTCTTGATTAGCAAACGCTGCGCCCCCAACTCCAAACTTTTCAAACATATCTGAAAGTGTGTCATCAATTTGCTGATCAGATGCCGCCTCTCCGCATATTGATTCTTTAATAATGTCTCTAATTGTGTTTTGATTCTTGCCGGTAGCTAAA